CGTTAGCCAAAAAGAAAGGCTACGAAGCCGAATTTGATCCTGACATGAGCATTGGCGAAATGGCGCGTTTCATTGACCATCTAAAAACTATGGCGGATATCAAATGAGCGAAGCAGAGTTTCAAACACAGGTCATCTCTATTGCGCGTATGTATGGCTGGCGCGTCCAGCACTCACGGGCCGTACAAATGGCTAACGGCAAATGGTTGACACCCATTCAAGGCGACGCCGGCTTTCCCGACCTGATCCTGGTGAAGCCTGGTGCGCGCGGCGGCATCATCTTCGCTGAATTAAAAACCGATTTGGGCAGAGTTGCCCCTTATCAACGCGACTGGTTACGCGCTATAGACGCTGCAGGCGGTGAAGCGTGTGTCTGGCGCCCATCGGATATGGCGACGATTGCAGAGCGTCTGAGCGCCCTTAAAACGAACGTGAGAGTAACACCATGACCATCATTAGAGCACCACGGCCACATTCCAATTTCACGATGCTAAAAAATGAGATTGTGCGCGACTCAAAGATCACTTATCGTGCGCGCGGCCTACTCACCTACCTGCTGTCACAACCCGACCATTGGCGCACAAACTCTGACCGTTTGTCATTCCCAGAAACCGAAGGCCGTGATGCCATTCGAAGCGCGCTCAATGAGCTGTCAAATGCCGGCTATCTAGTGCTCTTGAAACGGCAGCGCGCTAACGGCACCTGGGTAACTGAATGGCTCGTGTATGACGAACCGACACCTAACAGGTCTGTTGATGACTTGTGGACAACTCTAGAACCATGCTTTGAACCGACGCCTGAAAAGCCGACGTCGGATTATCAGGCGCTAAAGAAAGAACTAATAAATAATATTGTAGATAAAAAATCTGAGACATTACTAAAGACTCAGACAGTACAGCTGTGTACAACCTGCAATGGATCAGGCAAGAACGCCTCGACAACAAAGAACGGCTACATCATCACCGCATGCGGTACATGCAGAGGTGCCGGCACTAGACAATGAGTGAGTACTCAGACCCCATCTACCAAGCCAACAGAAGGCTCATACTTGAAGGCGAACCACATTGCTATTGGTGCAAGCGCGCGCGAGCAACAGAAGCAGACCACCTCATAGAAGTTGATCGGGGTGGAAGCAATGACATTGACAACCTGGTGCCGGCGTGTCATAAATGCAACTCAAGGCGCGGCGCTGAATACCTGGCGCGCAAACGAAACCAAAGCGTTTCAAATCGAAATAAAATTAAAATTTCAAATAATTTTTTTGATTTTGAAAAAAAATTCACCCCGACCCCATCCGTCTATATATCCCCAAAAGGGCCAAAAGGCCAAGATGCCGCTGGATATGCCCTAGCCCAGAATGATGCTGCAGGATCGGGTCTGATCGAGCCGAGGTTGCATACGCCAGTTCAGGGTTTGCCTTCTTTTGGGCCTGATGTGGCCGACTGGTCAAAGGTTTTCTTAGACATTGAATTGATGCCCTGGCAGATTTACGCGCTCAGCGGTCAGCTGCAACACGATGAAGACTTCAATCTGCTGCACCGGCAATCTCTGGTCACGGTCTCCCGACAGAACGGCAAAACCGTTGCCCTAAAAGCGCTGATCGGTTGGTTCCTGACCGTCGAGGCCACACGGCGCGGCAAACCACAAACCGTTATTTCTGTCGCCCACAAACTTGACTTGGGTGTTGCCCTCTTCCAAGACCTTGCCCCGATACTCGAGGCCAAGTTTGGCGCTGAAGCCAAATGGTCATATGGCCGCAATGAACTGACAATGCCCGACGGTTCAAAATGGTTGGTTCGCGCCGCCACTCCAGCTGCAGGCCACGGCTACTCACCCACCCTTGTTGTCTGTGACGAAATCTGGGACATCGGAACCGACGTCATCTTCTCTGGGTTGATCCCTTCACAGCGCGCACAAAAATCACCGCTGCTTTCGTGCTGGTCAACAGCCGGCACAGAAGATTCAAAAGCGATGTTGAAATTGCGCGAACAGGGTTTGCGCTCTATTGACACCAACACACCTGGGCGACTCTATTTCGCCGAATGGTCACCAAACCCAGGCGGCGAGAATGACCCGTCGCAATGGCATATGGCCAACCCCGCCCTCGGTCATACATTGGAATTTGAAACCCTGCAGGACGAATCGCAAACACCCGACCGCGCGTCATTCTTGCGCGCCTCTCTCAACTTGTGGATTTCTAGCAGCCAATCGTGGATTCAACCAGGCATGTTTGAAAAGTTGCGCGTTGACACAATTCCTGGCGGCGGTGTCTTGTGCGTAGATTCAAGCATTGATGAGCAGCAGTATTGCGGCTTAAGGGCCGTGTTACAGCCCGATGGTAAGGTCGGCGTGACCATTCAGTTTGTAGTGGATACGTTGGCAGAGGCATGGGAAGAAATAGCCACCTGCTACCCGACGATTGAAACTCTGGCATTGACGCCCGCGCTCTTTGATTTAGCGCCGATGGAATATCGCAAAAAAGTGACGGTCGGTTACAAAGAACTATTGACCTACACCGCGGTAGTGCGCTCAATGATGAATGAAGGCCGACTGGTTCATACCGGTGAACAAATGCTGTCGGAACATATGAACCGCGCTGTCGGTGTCCGTACCCAGCAAGGTTTCGTTTTGTCATCACAGAAATCACCTGGGCCAATCACCCTGGCGCGCTGTGCCGTGTTCGCAGCAGCTCTCGCTTCTCGACCCAAATGGAAGAACAAACCAGCAATGGCCATGGGTGGGTAGTCAATTCGTATATCTCAAAACTGGCATTGTGTATTGTTTTTGCAAATGCAATGATCTAACCAAATGGGAATTTTCAACAAGAAAATCACGGCGCCCGCTGTTTACGTCAACGACGTTCAAGCAGCTGCAGGCTCTTCCCAAATAGGTTCGTTCTACCAATACTCGGTCGGGAATTTGGAAGAACGAGCACAATCAATCCCTACGGTAAATCGCGCGGCAGACCTTATGGCCTCGATGATCGGCTGCCTCAATTTGCAACAGTACGTGTTGCAATGGACAGGCGCCACGTATGAAGAAATTGATGTGCCAGGCGAAGGCTGGTTCAGCCAGCCCGACCCGCGCGTGACGCGCAACTTCATTATGGCCAACACGTTTCGTGATCTTTTCTATCACGGGCGCGCTTTTTGGGCGGTGACGTCTCGCTACTCAACAGGGTTGCCAGCTTCTTTCTCGTGGCTACCTGCCGGTTCAATTTCAACAAACGACATGAACGGCCCGCAATGGTTCGGGCCTTCCGACAAAATCTTTTTCAACGGCCAGCAACTTGAAACCTCAAACGTCGTTCAGTTTCTTTCACCAATCCCAGGCTTGCTGTACCAGGGCGCGCGCGCTTTATCAATCGCCCTTCGACTTGATCAAAGTGCCGAACGATTTGCAAACAATGAAATCAGCGCTGGATATTTGCAGCAACGTGGCGGCGAGCCTATGAGCTCAGAAGACCTGGGCGAACTTGCAGCGGCCTGGGCAAGCGCTCGAAGCAAAAACGCAATCGGCGCTCTCAACGAATTTGTTGAATGGCACGAATTTGAAAGTGACCCATCAAAACTGCAGCTTGTTGAAGCCCGCGAATACAGCGCTCTAGAACTTGCCCGCGTTGCAAACATTCCGCCCTACATGGTCGGCATCGGTACAACCGGCATGACATACAACAACGCGCAACAGGCTCGACAAGACCTTTACCTGTTCGGCGCAAAACCTTTCATGGATTGCATAGAAGAAACATTGTCAATGAACAACGTTTTACCACGCGGGAAACATTTGCGTTTCGACATCAAATCTTATTTGTCCGACGCCTCAATCATGCCCGACGTTCAAAACGAACCAGCAGCGCCCAACGCGCCCGTACCAGAAAGTCAGAACGCATGATTCAACTCAAAGCCCAATTCGTCACCATTGATGCAGCTGCAGGCGAAGGTGAAGCACCTAAACGATCTATCACGGGTCTTGCTGTACCCTGGAATGTTGAAGCAACCGTCTCTGGCGGTCAGGTAGTCAAGTTTCTGCCAGGCTCACTTAAAGAAGACGGCCCAGCACCAAAACTTTTGGAAGAACACGCTGGCATGCCTATCGGCATTGTTTCTGAGCGCGTCGCAACCGATCAAGGAATGATGTTCACCGCAAAAGTTGCTGAAACATCGCGCGGGAATGACGCTATGGCGTTGCTCACCATGTCGGCTATCGATTCTGTTTCAGTCGGCGCGATACCGACCAAATTTAAGTACGACAAAGACGGCGTGATGGTTGTATCAGCAGCCGATTTTGTTGAGCTGTCACTTGTCGCCCAGCCCGCATTTGCAGACGCAAAAATTTATGACGTCGCTGCCTCTCAACAAAGAACACAAGAAGGCGTCTGGGTAGAAGTACCCGACGAACAAGAAATTCCCGCAACAACACCACCCAAAGAAAAGGAACCAAAAATGTCAGAAGAAGCACCGGTTGTTGAAGCAACCACCCCCACACAAGTGCCAACCGCACTTTTCTACACAGCCCCACGTTCACCAATCAAAACCGACGGCGACTATTTGCATCACACCATCCAAGCAAAACTGAACCCAATGAGCGAATCAGCCCAATGGGTTGCAGCTGCCGATGAAGCAAAAGCAAAATGGAAAA